CATCTTTCCCGCGTTGAGCATTTTTTGGTAGTCTGCCATAGCGAAAAGAGTAGTTGCGTGGAATTACGGCATCAACCGCTTGTAATTCTTCTTAATGGCACCTAAAGGGACGCGCATGAAGCCGTCGGGGCACATTAGGCCGGGATTCTTATGCAGCATTCTATTGGTAATTTTCTTTTTCTTGGGTGCTTTAAATGTGCTTGCCGAATCGATATTGTACAATGCGATGGCCGCGGCTAGGACATGATCATCATGATGACCGGGAGCGGCTTCGGGTTTGCCCTTGTCGTTAATTACAAAGGTTTTCATCTCTTTCAAAACATCAATATCCGGGATATCAAAGTTCTCCTCCAATAATTCCGCTGCCATATGATCGATAACCGTTTTGCGGGTAACTTTATCAGTGCTCCAGCCAAAGCTTTTCTCGACCATTCCGCTGGAATCATTAAATCGACGGCGGCGGTACACGCTTAATCCCGCTTCCAATAAATATTTTAACAATGCCAATCCGGAATTGTTTACCTCAGGGATAATAAATGCATCGCCATACCATCGGGCGGCACCTTCGATCTCCTGAGCGAGCACTCCGATATCCAATCGGCTGTGATGCAATGCAACCATACGCGGGACATGCCAATTACCATGCCAGTCTTCATAGGGAGCCTTCCAAACCTGAACAGAATGGAAATCAGGGTCAGCAGCAAGACCCTGCATTTGCTGATCCTCCCCGGTGCATGTATCAACCGAGATCAAATATTTGGAATCATACTCGGGTTCCTCATATATTTTCCAGTTCCCAAGGCGGTCGGGCTTAAAATTAGCGGTTTTGCCATCGGTTTGGACGCTCATGGTTCCCATTTTAGGCTTAAGATCCGTTGATGCTTTCACCATTTTATCAAGATTGGAAACATGGAACCTTGGGCGGGATGACATTAAGAAACATTCCTCGGGATCGCTCGGATATTCCTGACGGAATTTCGAAAGATCGCCATTGCATTTGTCCTGGAGGACTCGTCTGCGCCAATGCAGTTGTTCATAGCCGACATCAAATCTTTCCATCTCCTCTTTTTCATCCTCCGTCATGGTATCCTTGAAATCCTGAAGCTCCGCATCGGAGTGAAATGGGATAACTGAGTCGTCAAATTCAAACCACGCGGCAAATATCTTCGCCCATTCATTGTCCTGTACCCATGTACGATAAAACCAGCCATTGGGGCCGTTGGGTGTGGAGTCTGCTACAACAAGAGATACATTGTCCCCGTCATATAGACTCTGCAAATATCCCAATGCGGGGTCTCTTTCTCCCTGCATAGGCCAGAATGCAACCTCGGTCATATTTCCGACCTGAATGGTACCGGATCGTCCAGCATTCTTGGATCCTGCGGTCTCTTTTCCGTAGGCCGATTTGCTTTTTAATTTGATTAAGTCCGCAAGGTTACCGCCGTCGGCTAAAGATCCTCCTTCTTCGGTCCAGGGGAAATGGTCGTACTCCGCATATCGGCGGTATATTTCGAAAACCTTGTCACTGGTTCCGCTGATATCCCCCATCAAAGAACCTGAGAGATTTTCATGCTTTCGCATATGGTGATATGTCAAAGCCTGCGCACATGTACTCGCACCCTTTTGCCGGGGCTTTAATATGATCATTTTACACGGTTTATCCTCTATCTGACATTTCCGGTAGTGGGCAAACATACGCTTTTGAAGCGTATTAGGCTTGGGTTTGATGTCCTTGCCCCGTTTATCTTTTATAACCCCGAAGGTGCTAAACCAAATCTCGGGATCTATGCGTATTAAGTCTTCTAGTTGCTCGGTATTTTCAGTCATTTAATAAACTTCTGATTGTAATCTTCGACATCGTACTCGTACTGATCCCAAGGCCAAAAAGTGTTATGCTTTCCTTCTTTACCGCGATCTACTACGTCGTTTTTCATATCGTCTGCAAAATCCGCGGCTTGAACATTAAAACTGGTTCTTGGAAACCTACCTCTAGCTAGCGGTGTGGCTAAAGCGGCTGTTTCTAATGCCATACCAGGAAGACTTTCGGATGATACTATATCGTCATAACCTGTTGCTATAGCTGTGTAGGGATTTGGGATAAGCTCTACCATATTTTCTAAACCTGAATCTGTTTGAGCACTTTCCGGAAGTTGTTCTGTATTAAATGCCCATCTAGTTAGTGGGTTGTAGTTCACGGCTTTTCCAAACTGCCTCCAAAATCGGTCATCCCAATCATTCCTTTGAACAGGTGTACCTGAAAATCCTGTAAATTTAGGGGGTTTAGGATGCGAGGGCTTTTCTGGTTCTGGAGGTAACTCATTAAACCGCTCTTCAATCTCGTATTGGGGTAGCTGTTTTGGAGAACTTCCGTCCTCTTGATATGGGATTTGTCTATTCATTGAACTGGATTTGGCTTATGTGTCGGACTGTCGTCCATTCGAATATCGTATCGATATTCATGTTTATAATGATGATAGTTATGAACCGTGCATGCAGGGATGCTCAAAAGGACTATAATTCGAATTAGCACTTCCAACGGCGGCGGGCTGCTTTACCTCTTTCACCCGTCCAGCTTTTGGAGCGTGCGCAAAATGATTTCCGTCTACCGGCCGCTTTACTGCCCTTCTTTACCTTACCTGTGACCGCAGTCTTGAGCTTGGATCCGGGATTAGCTTTGCGATAAGCCGCTACTCCTTTCTTTGTCATACCGGCCCCCTTCTTGACTGATCGGTAGTTAGCTCCTTTACCCTTAGTAGTCTTCCGTATGGGCTTACTTGGTTTTCTTTTTGCGGGCATCAGTATTTACTTTTTTTTGCGCGCGCACTTTTGGCAGCAGGCTTTTTTTTTGAGCCTGTTTTACGCTTTGCTTTAACTTTAGCGGCGGGTTTCTTTTTTCCGTATGTTCTTCCGAATCCTGGCATTACTTTTTTCCTTTCTTTTTTATTGGTGATGTTCGTTTCCCCATACCAACCCTACGTTTTTCAGCTACTACTGATTTCTTACGCTTCCCCACGCCTTTCCATGTGACGGGAGTTTTTTTAGAAACTTTTTTACTAGGACGGCATTTTTTAACACCTTTGGTTTTTTTGCTACCGCATGCATTACCATTCTGATCCGTCCACTTTTCCTTGAACCAACGCTTGAGAGACGCTCCTTTAGATGTCTTTCTTACCGTCATTATTTTTTCTTAGCTCCACCTCTTTTACGGCACTTCGCGATCATTCCTGATGCATATGCACTAGGAAATACTTTATGTGATGCTTTTGCTTTCCTATAACAAGCGTCCTTCTTTGTTTTCTTGGCCGCGCTAGCTTTTTTCTTTTTTGCTGGCATGTTTATTTCTCCTATTCATTGCCCGCGCCAAAGCCTGACGCTTTGCTACTTCCGCGGGGGTGTTCATATGTTTAATTTGTTCGAGGCTGTGCATTATCTGTTTAGTGGGTGGTTACCGGTGCCCGCTCTTTTTCTTTTTAAAACTTTCTCGTTGTGATCTGAATGCCCAGTTATATCTCTCAACCCTGCCTCTTTTAGTCGCTGTTTAGTGCGGCCTCCGTCTCTATAACTAGGCTCAGGTTCTGGTTTCAATTTGTAATTGCTGTCGTCATTGTCGTAATTCTTCCAATCAGCCCGCAGCCTACCCCCTGGTCTCGGGTCGTATGTCTGATACTTAACTTTCCCTTTTTTTGCTTTTCGTATTCTTATCTCTCCTTTTTCATCGTGGTAGGGAGCTCGGTATCGGTTATCGCCACCTCTGCGGCTGTAACCAGTTTCAACATCATATTTTTCTTTTTTCATAGCTGTGCATTATTCCTCCTCAATCTCATCCAAATCGAAATCGGGCTCAAATTCGACTGATGTATCGCAGAATCGTTCGATTACGCCGATTGCGATATGTGACATTTCTAATTCATCTAAGTCCGATTCCTCCCACCAACGGACAAAGACCGCCGATAGTTCGTGTTCAAACTTTTTTCCTGGGCCTATATCTTTGCTCATAAAGTTATGCGTTCTGCGGTCCCCGGCCTGTAAACATGCCCGCGGGTTTTTGGTCGTTTTTCCCTAGTCTTAGGGCTTCTTTAAACATTTCTACGGGGAAGTCTTCGGGTTCTTGATTATAACCAGCACCCCATTTAGAGTCTTCTGTGTCGATCATCCACCAGTCGAACATATTGTCTATATGCTCCTCTGGTATTGGCTTACCTTCTTTGACTGCTGGGTGATTTCTATCTAAAGGTTGTAGTTCTTTAGTAGCATGGGGGTATAATTGATACTCGTGTACGTACCTTCTTTTTGCCAAAGACGCATCAGCTTGAATTTCCTCGGGGTTTTGATACCAGCCGTCGGGCGTCAGACCGTTACTTGGGATGTTTAGTTTGATCCGAGGGTCTCGCACTTGGTCTTTTTGTAAATGGTGGGCAGCCTCGTGAATATAGGGTGGGTAGTTGTTAAACATCCTAATCGTGGGAGGAGTTTTGAATTCATGCTCTTTTCCATCCTCTTCCCAGATATGGTGGCGAGCTTTTTCGTAATGACCTAATTCGCCCTGTGTTCTTTGGAAAGACCCTGGATCCCAGTGCTCTGTTCTTACTTTTTCGCCACCGGCAGCCCAATCGGGAACTTTTAGCTCCCTTTGGAAGGGTCTATCGGTGTCTTGCCCGCGCTTATATGCCTGATTCAATAAGTATTGCTCGACCTCTGCATCTCTGTTTGGGAACTCTTTTTGTACCGCATCGTCGAAATTTAGGTTTTCAACATAATACGGCTCCGTCGGCTCCTGTTTTCGGCGGTAATAATCCGAACCCCAACCGGCAACATCGGTCTCAATAGGCTCTAATTGGATAGTATTACTCATTTTCTAGCTCCAAAGGTGCTTCTTTTACTGATTCTGAGTAAACATCGACAATTTCGTTCAAATCTACACCTGATTGTCTAAATCGGGACATGATTTCGGCCGGAGAAGCGCTTTTTTGCGTCTCATTGTTGATATTTATCTCGGCTCTGGTCGCTGGTTTGCCAAATCCGTACTCTAACATCAATTTTGCTGCGGTTATACGCACCGTATGGGCGGGTGTTTCGGCATATTCCACTCCCCTTTCACCATCTGCGCGGTTTCTGCGGACAGTTTGGTTCGCTTTTAATCCTTCACGTAATGCAACCATAGCTGCATCAAAGTCATCATCGTGAATGAACTTGTGAACATCCTCTCTTAATCTTGTTACTTGTTGACTAGGCATAAATTTTTTCTGATATGGGTTCCCTTTTGTATAACAGAGTACCTTTTTGGTACCCCCCACACCACCGGATGGGGGTCGGCCTTCGAAAAGAT